GAATGGATCGTAGGGAGCAAATTCATCCATTTCAATATCTGGTGCAAATGTTATAACTTCAATAGGCGGCGGTGGCGGCGGCGGATTTGGTGATGACTATAGCCTTGCGGCAATGAAAGTTGGTGGAAGTGGCGGCGGCGGGTCATGGGGAGGAAGCGCTGGCGGCGGAGCTCTTGCGGGTTTAGGTACAGCTGGCCAAGGTAATAACGGAGGTGTCGGCACTACCGTTACCGGCGCTCCAGGTTTTGGTTCCGGTGGCGGCGGCGGTGCTGGTGCGGCCGGCGGTGCTGGATCCGGAACTACCGCCATCGGCGGAAGTGGTGGCATAGGAACTCAGAGTTCAATAACAGGAACTGCTACCTACTACGCCGGCGGTGGTGGAGGTGCAGGCATTTCAACGCCGGGTGCCGGCGGCCAAGGCGGCGGTGGTGCCGCAGCAAGCGATTCTTCAGGTGGTACAAGTGGTACTATAAACACCGGCGGCGGTGGTGGCGCTGCGTCTGGTGCTGTTAGTTTAACAAACTTAGGTGGATCCGGAGGTTCTGGTGTCGTTATCATTCGTTATGCTGATATTTTCTTAGCCGCAACAAGTACAACAGGATCACCAACAATCACAGTCGCTGATGGTTATAGAATATATAAATTCACCAGTTCCGGTTCAATCACATTTTAAAGGAGACAAACAATGGCACATTTTGCACAAATTGATGAAAACAATACAGTAACTAGAGTACTGGTAATCGAACAAGACGTAGTAGATTCTGGTCTATTCGGAGAACCTAGCACTTGGGTTCAAACAAGTTACAACACAATCGGTGGTGTTCATACTTTAGGTGGCACACCACTACGGAAGAATTATGCTGGCATAGGTTACACATATGATTCCGTGAGAGATGCATTTATTCCACCAAAACCATATGCAAGCTGGACTCTAGTTGAAGATACCTGCCAATGGCAAGCACCAGTGCCAATGAATGACGATGGTAAACCTTACACATGGAATGAAGATACATTATCTTGGGTTGAGGTTACATTGCCTGCCTAAATATAACAAAAGAGAAATTAGATGCCTTTAACAAAGATTAAACTACCGAAAAAGACCAACACGCAAACCAACTCCTATACTGGAGCGGCTGGTGAAGTTACTATTGATACCGACAAACAAATAATTGTCGTACATGATGGTTCAACTGCTGGTGGTTTATCTTTGGCCAGTGAGTCTCGGGCTAATGCGGCCTTTACGGCAGCCAATGCTGCCAGTTCATATGCCAATGCAGCCTTTGCAGCTGCCAACACCGGTGGTATTGATGCTTGGGTAAGAAATGCTGCCAATGCTGCCAGTTCATATGCTAACTCTGCATACGCCACAGCTAACACTGGTGGTCCACCAACTGGTGTTACTGCTGGTTCATACACATCAACAAATATAACCGTGGATACTTATGGTAGAATAACTGCAGCTGCCAACGGATCAGCCGGTGGCGGTGGTGCTTCATCTGCTTCTTCAGTCGGTTACTCACTAATATTCGGAGGATAATATGGCAGCACCAAATATAATCGGCGCAACAACAATCAATGGTAAAACAGCAACCGCTAACTTAACCACAACCGCAGCAACAACAATACTAAACAACCCAGCATCTTCAGGTAAGTGCTTAAAGATTAATGTATTGAACGTTGCAAATTATAATGTCGCAACAGTTAACGTTTCAATTGGATTCTATAATGCTGCCAATGTCGGTGGTTCTTTGTTTCCAATCGTTGGTTATGTTGATGTTCCAGGAAAAAGTACATTAAACGTTATTGATAAAACAAGTCAGTACTATTTGGAAGAAAATACAAGCATTGGTGCTTTTGCTGGTTCCGCAAACTCTTTATGTGTGACTTGTAGTTACGAAGATATTAGTTAAAATGGTTAAAGCTTATTATGGTGGAGTAATATCAGCCGCGCCACCATCTGTATCTTCTGTAAATGCTTCTGGATTTTTTAATTCCAGTGAACACATGCAAGCCGTTTATCGTAATTTGTGGCCGGGGCTCCTAGAAACATATAAAATTTATGCAGATTCCACTTATAATGCTCAGGGGTGGGTTTCAGCATCAACAGATTATGCTGGACGTACTGGCGTATTTTCATTCTCTTTTCCCGGACCAAGCGGACTTCAAAGTACTTCCGGCGGCGCCAGAACAAATGCTTTGCCTTTTGGACCAGACTTAAAAATTTATTTTGAGCTGACTGTTTCTTCTGGTGGCCTAGGCAACGCACTAATTGGTTTAGCTGGTGATGGAAGTCCTGGTGGTTACAGTAATGTTCCAAGTATTTACGTATTCGATGGTGTTGCTTATGGTGGTTATAACGTTAATTTAAGTGGTCCTGGTTTGGCTAATGGTGACACTCTCAATGTTGCTTACAATTCAAATGACCGTAAAGTTTTTTATGGAAGAAATGGTGTTTGGAGCATTGATCCTGTTGCGGGCGCTGGTATAGTTATACCAAATACAGCGGTGATAAACAATCCTCCTAGATTAATTATAATGAGCGGTTCCACTGCCGAGGGTGCTTCATTAGGTGGAACAATTAAAACAAAATCCGGATCATTTTCATATGATGTACCATCCGGTTATACAACTATAAACTAGTAAAATGTCTAGACGTTATCCAAGAAGTATCATATCATCATCAGTTATTAAACCTAACACTGTATCTGCATCTGGTTTTTGGAAATTGCAACAACATATACAATATGTTAATTCCAATATATGGCCTGCACGGACAGACGCACCTGCTGGTCAACAAGCATATACTTCACCGGGCACTTATGAATGGATAGCACCGGCAGGAGTAACGTCTGTTTCTGTAGTCGCAGTTGGTGGCGGTGGTGGCGGCGGATCTACTGGCACCAGTGGTGGTGGCGGTGGCGGCGGTGGTGGCCTTGGTTGGAAAAACAATATTACCGTCATTCCTGGCCAACCATATACGGTAGTTGTTGGTACCGGTGGTACCAGAGACTCTACAACGCACGGCGGCGCCTCTTATTTTCAAAACACATCAACTGTAGCTGGATTAGGTGGAAATTCATCATCAAACGCATCTGGCGGCGCCGGCGGTGGTTATGTTGGAGACGGTGGAGGTAACGGCGGTTCACCAAGTAACTCAGGTACTGCGGATTCTACAGGTGGAGGTGGTGCAGGTGGTTATTCAGGTAACGGCGGCGGTTCTGCTATTGACACAAACGGAACACCCGGTTCTGGTGGTGGTGGCGGAGGCGGCGGTGCTGGCGGTTCGGCAGACGCAGCATCCGGTGGTGGCGGCGTTGGACTACTAGGGCAAGGCCCATCCGGCGCAGGAGGAATTTATACTTCTAATGATGCCGGTGATGGTGGTGCCGGCGGTTCTGGTGGATCGGGTGGCGGCGCCGGAACATCTCGGCCAAATAATAATGGCGGTGATTATGGCGGCGGTGGCGGCGGCGCTGAAATAAATGGAGAGTCCGGAGCCGGAGCCGGTGGTGCAGTGAGAATTATTTGGTCTGGCAATAGTGGAACAACAAGATCATTCCCATCAATTAATACAGGTGATTTGTAATATAGTAAAAAGAATATGCCACAACAATTTCATTTGACCTAAATGCAACAATAAATAAAAATTATGACAACTAAAGTAAATACGCCCAATTTAAACACAACTTTCCTTGGAACGTTGGTGAAAATTAATGACACTCAAACAGTCAATAATAAAACTTTTAATTCTGCAACGCTGATAGCTCCAGCACTTGGTACTCCGATATCTGGTGACTTCAGTACCGGTTCATTTACATGGCCACTGTTCTACCAAGACATTAAGGCAAATGCTGCGTTCGTTGCGGCCAATTCTGCTGGTGTGTATGCGAATGCTGCGTTTGATGCTGCTAACACAGGTGCAACCAATGCACTATCCGCTGGTGCATATGCGAATGCTGCCTATGTTCAGGCCAACACTGCTACGACAAATGCTGCCAGCGCCGATCAACGAGCTGTAACATCTGGTGTGTTCGCTAATGGTGCTTTCTTCGCTGCCAACACAGCTGACCAAAAAGCAGTTTCTGCCGGCGTATATGCCAATGCAGCTTATGGTGTATCCAACACAGGTTCAACTAATGCACTGTCTGCTGGTTCTTATGCGAATGCTGCCTTTGCAACAGCCAACACCAAGTTTAATTCAACCGGCGGCACCATCTCTGGTGATGTAACTGTTACTGGTAATCTAACAGTATCCGGTAATGTGTTTTCGGTTGAAGCTACAAATCTGAGCGTTGAAGATAATATGATTTATCTGAATGCTAATAATACTGTCACCAATCCTGACCTTGGTTTTGCTGGTAACTACAACGATGGTGTTTATCACCACGCCGGTATGTTTAGGGATGCTTCAGATGGCATATGGAAGTTCTTTTACAATTACGATCCAGAACCAGATGCATCACCGTACATTGATACGACACATGCGTCTTTTAGGATTGCCAATGTTACAGCTAACCTAATTACTGATGTAGCAACAATTCGTGGTTATGATCCAATCAATCACACCAATTCGGCCTACACTCAAGCAAACACCGCAAATACAAATGCTGCAACAGCCGACCAGCGAGCAGTAACTTCGGGTGTGTATGCGAATGCAGCCTTCACATCCGCTAATGCTTCGATCAATTTTACTGCATTAGGTACTGCCAATTCAGCGAGTTCATATGCCAACTCTGCTTTTGCGGTTGCTAATGCTGCTGTATCTTTAACTGGTACACAGACATTAACAAACAAATCTCTCTCTGATAACACAACATATTTTATTGATGAGGGTGATGCATCCAAAAAGATGCAATTTCAATTGAATTCTATTAGTACTGGCACAACGAGAATTTTAAGTGTTTCAGACTATGACGGCATTATTGCCACATTATATGGCACAGAAACATTAACAAATAAAACACTATCTTCACCAATAATAAATACAGGAACAATTAGAGGTCCAATTGAACCGATTACTGTTAATGGCACAGCAGCAACAGCTACATTAAATTATTACGTACAATCTGCTTCCGTTGTTTACTACAATGTAAATGCAACAAATAATTTTACTTGGAATGTTGCAGCTGCAAATGATGTTACTTTGAATGCCTGGTTATCTACCGGACGAGCAGTAACTATTGCTTTATTGATAACAAACGGCGCAACACCGTACTATCCAACCGCTTTTACTATTGATGGTACTTCCGTGACACCTAAGTATGTTGGCGGTAACGCTTTAACATCAGGTAACGCCAACGCAATTGATTTTTATAACATGACTATTATTAAGACCGCATCAGCAACATACACCGTCTTTGTATCACAAACTAAATTAGCTTGAGGATTATAGTATGCCTTTATTGACGATGATGAGTTCGTTTAGTCCTCGTTATGTGAGTGGTGATACAGCTCCAATCAATACTGTTTTACCAGCAATAACTGGAACAGCCACTGTTGGTAGTGTGTTAACTTGTGGTACTGGTACTTGGACAGGAAAAGAAGTAATCACATATGCCTATCAATGGTATAAAGGTGCATCTGCAATCTCAGGAGAAACAGCAAATACATACACAATTATTTCTGCTGATATTGGCTCAATCATTTCATGTACAGTAACAGCAACAAATAGTATTGCTGCTGTCAGCGCTTCAGCAACCGGCATCACTATAAATCCAGTTATTCCTGCTGGTGCAATCATCATGTACAATGGCACCAATCCAGCAATTTCTGGTTGGTCTCGATACGCAGCTGCTGATGATTTGTATATTAAAGGCACCGCAACTCAAGGTGAGATTGCTACGACTGCTGTAGCTTCCGTTGGTTCTTGGTCATTTTCTATGTCTATTTCTACAACTGGCGCTCACACCGCATCAACTGGTTATAAATTTACACAATCACTGACTGCGGGTGGCATTACAGCTGTAACATCCAATCCAGCTGGTGACCACTCACACTCATTATCATATTCGTCAAGCAGTACGGCCGCAAGACCATTTTCAACGGGTGTGACTTTGTTGAAGGCATCAACAGATCAAACTACTTTTCCAACAAATACAATACACATTAATGATTCAAATCGTGGTGTTTCTTGGAGTCAAAAAGTTGCTTCAACCGATTTTAGATATATTAAAGGTGATGCATCCACACCTACTGATTATGCAAACGTAGCAATAGACGTATCTGCAACTTCTGGATCATCTGGTACTCACTCTCACCTTCTTGGTGGCCAAAGAAGTAGTGGTTCTCCACCTGGCCAGTTATTTAATCCAGGTTCTACCACAGGACAAGCACACACTCATCCAGGTGTTTCTAACAATATTCGACTAAATCGAATCAATGGCAAAATTAATAAGATGTGGATTGCAGCATCAGCCGATAAAGCATACTCAAATACTATTGTGATGTTTGATGGAACACTTTCATCATTACCATCATATTGGAAAGTTTGTGACGGTACTGCCGGTACGGTTAACATGAGCACATTTTTCTTAGGTTACTCCAATTCAAGTGCTACTGCTCACGATACAACAACAACAAATACCGTCACAGTTGCTTCTTCATCCACCAGTTCGAGTTGGACACACACCCACGCCACAACAACAAATACATCCAGCAGTGTTCCGGCCGGCACCACTGGCCACCAAAGTGCTTCATATTCTCACACCCACACCGTTACTGGAACAGCTACAGTTTCTGCCTATGAACCTGGTTCAATTAAACTAGCGTTTATTCAATATATACCTTAAGGATAACTTATAATGTTACAAAATTACTTATCAATTGATTTACACAACGGCTCAATATCTTGCCGATTTAATGATGTTAATTATTTGTTTTCAACGCCGCAGATATTTTTAGACACAAGTGGATATCCATTTGGTGAAACAACTCGCATTTTGTCTTATGAACCTGACCGAAATATTTTTGTAGTTGAAAGATTGAATGGAGAAATGTTCTCCGGTTCTGATTTGCCTGAAATTCAATGGATCGCAAATAATATTACAGCAATTGAACAATCTGCTATTGCTGATTTGGCCAACCAACCGCCAGTATATGTACCGACACTAAGAGATCAAAGAGATGCTTTGTTATTTGCCACAGATTGGGTCTTGACAAGATGGCAGGAAGAAACTACAATCAATGTGGCACATTCAATAACAGAACAGAAATTTGCTGATGTACTAATGTATCGCCAAGCCCTCAGAGATATCACAAATGTGTACACTTCATTAGATGATGTTGTTTGGCCAACTAACCCACTAGCATAATATGGCAAGCAAAAAATATGATTTAACCGCAATAATGGAAGAGTATGCCGATGATGACTTTGGTTTCACGGCAACAGATGAAGAAGAATACAATTCCGTTATTGCCGAAAAAGACGATACGGTACAAGAATACAAAGAACGCCTGCAACAGGTAGAAAAACTAATCATGCCGTTTTTGACCAAGTTGTTAAAGACTGCCGATCAACCAATCATCAAGTGGCCTAATCGTAAAGAAACATTAGAGGCACAAATACAAAAAATACTTGCTTTGACCAGAGATTAACTATATAATTGTACGAGGAGATTTATTATGAAAGATTTGATTATCGGATGTTCCACCGGTTATAAATGGGACACAATTAAATATTGGGTTAACTCTATCAATCAGTCAGGTTTTACTGGTGATAAAGTTTTGATTATGATGAATGCCGATAAAGAGACAATACAAAAAGTCACTGATACAGGATTCACAATTATCGGATTCAAACAGGACGAACAAGGCAACCTTGTTTATCAGTCCAATATTATGGTACATGTTGAAAGATTTCTACACATCTATAATTACTTGTCACAGAATGAGTATCGTTATGTTATCACAACTGACGTTAAAGATGTTATTTTCCAAAGTGACCCATTCAAACACATTGAGAAACATATGGGTCAACGCCAACTGTTGATGTTCTCCTCTGAAAGCATTTTGTACAAAGATGAACCATGGGGTAACCAAAACTTGTTGGAAACTTATGGTCAATTCATCTATGATAGGTTCAAAGACAATCCTATTTACAATGTTGGTGTATTAGCTGGCCGTGGTGTAGCGATGCGTGATTTGTGCTTGAACATATTTTCATCTTCTCTCAACAAACCAATTCCAATTTGTGACCAGTCCACATTCAACTTTCTGATTTCACAAGAACCATATAAGTCAACTTGTCGATATACAAAATCAGAAGATGCATGGGCATGTCAACTTGGCACAACTGCCGACCCAAGTAAGGTCGACCAGTTTAGACCATTTTTGTTAGAACCATCTCCACATATGGAACTAGATAAAGTAGTAACATCACAGAATAAAGAGTATGTGATCGTTCACCAATATGATAGAGTGCCTGCATGGCGAAAGATTATTGAAGCAAAATATGGCTAAGATATTATATGTTGTTCACCGATATGCTCCGTATCCTGGTGGTTCTGAAAATTATGTGCGTGATATGGCCGAAGAAACATTCAGCCGAGGACATGATGTAACCGTACTTGCAGGTGAACACAAAGGTGATTTGAACGGAGTTAAAGTAACAAGTGACTTTCAGATTATGGGTTCAGAACTCTTTGATTTGATTGTTGTTCATGGTGGTGATGTTGGTGTACAAGATGTTGCACTGATGAACTCACAAAGAATTCCTTCACCAATGTTATTCATGTTGATTAAACCATCTGATAGCGCTGTGTATCAACATGCAATGAAACATGTTAAGTACATTGGATGTTCTACGAAAGAAGATTGGGACTCAACAGTCAAACACGGCCATCGTGATAAATCGGTTCGTGTATCACATGGCATTGATGCAAACATTTCTACTGGTGTAACTGGATTTCGTGAAAAACATGGAATCACAACACCATATATGTTCTTGTCATGCGGTGGATTCTGGCCTAACAAAGCATTTCACGAATTGATTACAACATTTAATGCTGTCGGCCGTGATGATATTACACTTGTACTGACTGGTTATGATAATCGTCACGATATTATGCCGCCAGATTCTGAAAATGTAAAAGTAATGATGATTGATGACCGCAACGATGTTATGTCTGCCATCAGAGATGCCGATCTTTACATCATGCACTCACACTCAGAAGGATTTGGATTGGTTCTTTTGGAATCAATGTTGAATAGAACAGCATGGGCATCACGCAGCATTGCAGGTGCCAAAGTATTGAAAGATTTCGGTTTCACCTATAATAATGATTCTGTTCTGCGTGAATATATGATTGATTTTAAAGGTGTGCCACAATCCAAACTTGATGATGCATATGAATATGTGATGAACGCCCATTTGATTAAAAACACAGTAAATGACATTTTGAAATTAATATGAAAATAACTTTTGGTATAACAACAGACTATTCTAATCAACAGCAAATCAACGAAGTAATATCCTCTATCAGGTCACTACAAATACCTGAATATGAAATT